GTACCCAGTTGGCTATCTTACAGCTGACGAAGTTCTTTTAAGATCTCCCATACTGCATCAGCATCATTTTCTGTGCTTTCACTGAGCTTCTTGCCTTGTAGATACTTCTCAACGATCTTTCCAATTTTGATCTTATTAGCAGGATTGTCTTCCATCAACTTTCCAACAATCGTACCAATTTCATCCTTCATATCCATAAATACAGGAGGACGAGTATTGTAGTTATTACTACGCTGATCACTGACTAATTGGCCACCATTATCAGCAGCTTCTCTTTCAATAGCTTCGCCAATAGCATTTACCAAATTATCATATGAGAAATCAATGACAGGAGGCATATACTTAAAACGAGAGCCAGCGACAAAACGCTGAGTACCACGGCAGAAAAGCTTAGTTACATTATGTCCTTCATCATCGAGAACAGAACGAGACATTCCAATGATGTCACAAGTACGTTCACAAATCTTACGCGCACGCTTCTCAAGAGTAGGTTCAATCTTGCTATACTCTTCACCCTTCTCATTCTTTTCTACTCGTTCAGTAGAATGAGAAATCATAACAAGACCGTAATCCAACTGAAGGATACGACGCATTGCGCCATCAAACTCACGTTCTACCATACCATAACCTTTACCATATTCAAGGTCACCAATGGTCTCTACTCCCTCTTGCTTACAAATATATTCATTACAGTAATCATAAGCAATATCGGCAGTATCAATAACGATAGTCTGATACATATCCTTAGTTTCCTCTTCCGCCAATAGCTTTAGATACTGGCGGAAATCTCTCCAACTATTGATAGGCATAACCATTACACCAGGCAATGCATTATAACCTTTCTCAAATGCAAAGATTAGGGAACCAGGAAACTTAGATGCGGCAGTAGTCTTACCGGTCTTAGGTTCCCCATAAAATAATACAGAATAACCTCTCAAATCTCTGCTGACTACGTGAGGCTGGATCATTGTCAATGCATTAGGCATTATTATTTACCCTCCTTAGAAATCGTAGTCAACATCGCTGTCAGTATTTACCGCAGATGCAGAACCAGTGCCTGCATTCTTAGATTTCTGATACTCCTCCTGACGCTTCTTGATAGTTGCCAAAGCCAACTCACGATCACTCATTGCCTGAGACAATTCTGCGGCAGTGATAGTATCCTCATCATCCCACTCATAAGGAGACTTATTTGCACCTGTGATGCGGAATTCACGAATAGTGCGAGAACTTACTTCTACTTCATCCTCACCAAACGCACTCTCAGTTACAGATTCAGTCTTAATTACCTGACTGGTCTGACGGCCCCACACACAAGTGAACACAGGATGCTTATTAGATGCATCAAGATTCTGGAAGTAATTGATTGCGGCCTGATTACGAGCTACAAACTCGACAGGAAGAAGTGCCTTACGGAAGTCAAAGATCGCACCCTTAACAACAACATAGTCTTTAGTACCCTTGTCAGGATCACCTTCGATATCCTTGACAGCAGTAATCAACATATCCGTCTTAAACTTATTGTGGTTGTTAGGATCATCGCTGATAGTGTTTACAATATGAACAAATCCACCCTCATTACGCATAATGGAATTGGGCTTCTCATCAGTCAACTTAGTAAACCACTCATTCAAAGCGATTGCGCTATCACAACGAACTTTAGTGGCTTTAGAAGGGCCTACCTTAACAATCGTCTGCTCTTCATCCATAATCTTAGACAAAGCCTGGAAAGTCGCATTGTTATTGCCCTTAGAAGTCGTAGCAGTTACATATGTAAAGTGGATAGGAACAACATTCATACCTTTACCAGACAGAACGCCATTTTCATCCATACTGAAATCAGTTGCAATTTGAAGTTCGCCAGAAATAAACTCAGTTCCAGGATTCTTAGACTGCTCACCAGAAACCTTCTTAACTAGCTTGTGATCATATACAAGACCCTCGATATGAGTCTGATTAATCATTTCCTTTTTCATTTACTCATTTTCTCCTTTAATTTCAACATTTAAACCTTTATCTGTAATCGTATAAATCACAGGGTCTTTACCTACTTTTTCGACATAGCCATCAGTTATGAGTTTACGCATCGCACCACTAACACCCTTAGATGTAGTTCCCATACCTTCTGCTATCTCTCTCGCCTTAAGCATAGTGCCCTTCGGCAATGTCTGTAAGTAAGCCAAGATATTTGCTCCATTCGATGTGAATAGAGGCTTCTCAGTTTCACTCGCAGAACTCAATGCGTCAATATACGCTTTGACATTTGGCGGAACTTCTACTTCACCCGCAAGATCATGGGTTAAGTATCTCCAAAAGTCTAAGAATTCCTGTTGCTTCGTCATGAGTTTATTTCCTCGTTTTCTTCATCTTACATATATATTATCTCAAATTTTATTTATGTCGTCAAACAAGAGATCTTCTGCATATGGGAGTGTTTTTGCCCATGCGATGAAGTTTGGTTTCGTTGGATCATCTTTACCAGACCATTCATTTTGCTTATGGTCTTTACGTTGATGAATTTGTGCGTAAATTACTTCATAATTTAAAGTAACTGTACGAG